ATTCACGGAGGCGGGGAGCTTAAATCCCACGGTCAGGCCGTCCTCGTCTTTCGCCAGAGCGCCATATTCGCAGACCAGCCGCTTTTTCACGGCATCGTCGCTCCCGCCCCCCTCTGCCGCAATTTTATTGACAAGTACATGGAAATAGGCATTGGCCGACTTGGACCGTATCTCGCGGTGCTTCTTGATTTCAATATCCAGTTCGGTATCCTTGAGACGTTCGTATTTCTCGCGAAAGTCGCTGTCAACCTCGATGGTTATTCGCTGTTTGCGATTAAGCCCTAAGGATAAATCAATCAGTCGGCCTTTCATCGCTTTCCTCCTTGCCTAAATGCGTGTGCAGATATACATACATGCCGTTCCTGCCAATATTCCGATATATGAAGTCATCGCACTTGGCCTTAGACAGATGGTTTTTTAACACCTGATACTCGTAGGGGTACTCGCCAGTTTCCTTTTTTGCTGCTATACGCTGCTGGATTTCTTCGTCAACGTAGTTCGCCTCTATCAAGTACAGGTCATAGTCCCTCGCAGTAATGCCATTCAGGTTGTTGGTATCGGTCGCGTAGAACACCTTGCCATGCGGGAAAAACACCTTATACCCGAAGTTTGGAACGTTGTGATGCAGGCGAACCGGAATAACATTGCATAGCCCGTATCCGTATGAAATCCGCTCACACAGAACATCCACATTGCTTGCCGGCACTCCGCATTTGAGAACGTCATTTGCCAGCCACTTTCCACATCCGAACCGCAGGGCAGGTCTTTCCTCTGCGAGCAGCCGTATTGCCGTAGGATTAAAGTGGTCGGAGTGAATGTGGGTAAGAAGCACAAGCCGCAGATTGCGCACCACATGGCGCAATGCCTTGAAACTGATCCCGCAATCTATGAGCACTTGATTTTCAAGCACAACAGCATTCCCCTTTGAGCCGGTGGAGATAACCTCAAATGAAACTTTACAGCTCACTGAGATCTACCTGACCTACAACGGCGTCTGCTTCAGGCTGGATCAGCTCATAGTTCTGCTGCGCGATTGGCAGCAGAGCTTCAGGGGTATTTACAAGCTCTCCGCCCGTTCCAAGTTCCTGCAAGGAGAAGTCCCTGTCCATGGCGATCTGCATGTCCGTAGACATAACGCCCCACTTTGATATCAGCTGGCGGAGCATGGTCTTTTTTGCCATACCGTCAAAGTCCTTGTACCAGTAAGAGGAATACTTCCACATGTCCTGGTCAGCGATTTCCCCGTTCTGGATTTTCTGATAAGCTTCTGCGCTGAACGCAGGACTGTACTGGTCGGCGTGGTTCATCATCTTCGCCTTGGTCCAGAACAGAACCTTACGAAACCCATTAAGGTATTCAAAGTAGGCCATATAGCCAATTACAGGTAAAACATCGCGGGCATCATCGTCCTCCACGAAAGAGAACCGGGGCTTTCCCGTGGTTGTATCTTTGCCGAGGTATTCGCCTTCCCTGATTTCCATTACATCCAGATCGGCGTATGCGCCGCTACGCAAGGCAAGCTGGATATAGCCCTTGTAGCCAAGGACGAAGGTTGCTTTCTTTTCGGTCTGAGGAATCCATCTGCCGCGTTCGTCCTTGAGCCTCTGCCCGTTTTCATCGGTCAGATATATCACCTTACCGTCAGGGCCTTTCACCTTGCACTCAAACGGCACAAGGTAATACTGGCCGAGCTGCGGAGAAGGGGACAGGTTGAGGCTTTCCCCAAGGAGCGCACCTGCAAGAATGGTTCCTGCATCGCAGTTGTGCAACAGGGGGTTCACGGCTACGGCTGACGTTATGGAAGCGATAAACCGCTTAGCCCGGTCAGGATCGCCGAGTGTGTTGTTTATAAGGTCTTTGTATCCCTTGGTGGTTACGGCCACGGAGAAACGCGGCTGCTGCAAGGCGGGGGCGTTAGGATTTGACTGACTCATACTGATAACCTCCATTTACTAAGAAATCCTTGAGTTCTTTGAGTTGCTTGATGGTTCCTGTCACGGTAAAGGTGGTAGAATACAGAGCGTTGCCGTTTTCCTCGTCTATGCTCGGTTCTTCTTCAACAGCTGCTTTCGGTGGAGCCAGTGGAGCGTTTTCCTCTGCGGCCGAAATGGTTTTTTCGGCGGCTGCAACGCGCTGTTCCTTGGCGATACGCATTTCTTCCCGGCGCCGCTGTTCCAAGGCAATGGCCTCATGCCGTTTTGATACGGTGGTGACAGAGCGGGAGACATCCAGCGTTTTCTTGTACTCGACAAGGATTTCATCTTTATGCTCCTGCGTGTCTATCATTTCAAGATCGCGCGCAACGCGATCGAGAAAATCCTTTGAAGCGGCTCGCAGGCTCTTCATGCTTGCCGTCATTGATACGCTTATGCCGGCATTATCGAACGGCACGAAGTCGATACCCAGGGCGGCGGCGTACTCGTCAAAGTAGGCAGCAACCTCTTGTCTCTTTTCCGCTTTGAGCGATATTTCCACCTCGTCAATACGCCTTTTCAGCTCTGCGTCTGCCGGCCCAAACACATCGGTTACGCACTCCTTATAGATGGCCTCAAACTGCTCATACGGGGCAAGAACCTTTGCCTTTACGGCCTTGCGCTGGGCCTCAAGCTCACGGAAACCCTTCCCGAGTTCCGCGCGTACCTTTTTAATCTGCTTCACGGTATCCTCGGTGCAGGCGAGGGACAGAGCCTCGTTTGTCCTGGCCTCGATCTGCTCTCGGATAGTGCGGAGCCGTTCTTCGATTATGGGGAGCTGCTTAACGATAATGAGTTCATTCGGCATTGGAAGCAGCTCCTTCCCCTGCGCGTTCCGTAATCGTTTTGAGAATGGCAAGCACGTTTTTTTCAAGGGCGGCAGGCGATATGTCTACCGCGCAAATCTTGGCCTCCGATACTCCCTTTGCTGTGGGCGCGAGAACCTTATCGCCTACCGCCACAGGAATGGAGCAATAGTAGCTGTATTGCCGCCCGGAGTATTCTTCTGCCTTTTTGTTGTATTGGTTGCGAAACTGAACTGATACGATTACCTTCTCTTGCATGGTTGCTCCTTTCATCTGATGTGCAGTTCTTTCTTGCTCGTTGATGCAGCGTATTACTATTGGACGCAGCCAGTCTTGGACGGTTATGTTCCCAAGCGCCTCTAAGAGCGTTTGCAAACGGGTGTATTCGTCATTTCCAAGGCGGCAGCTAATCCTACATGGCAATGAGCGCTTTTCGGGTTTACGGCCTTTTGAGACGGTTTCACGCTCAAAGCCGAAATGTAAGCAAATGTCCCTTTCCGCTTCCTTGCAAAGCTCAACGCCGTACTTCTCCGGCCGTTCCACCTTGGAATGAAGTTGCGCGTCATACGACGGAAACCTTTTTTGTATGACCGGAACAACTTCTTTTACCATGATGGGCGGGTCTGTTTTGTTTCGCATTTCTGTAAGCCACATGGTTTCTCTCCTTTGGTGCAGGCTTCCCTGCCAGCGACAGGGCAGGTAGTTCGGGCCTGCTGCAATCGCAGCTCTCGCCCGGGTCAAGGTTTGCGCCGCAATCCGGGCACGTCCAGAAGATCACGGTTATCCCCCCTCTGTAATGCCAAACCAGTTCCGCCAGAATAGCTCGCGGCGTCTTTCGATATGCGCATCTTCGGGATACCGTACCACTTGGGCAAGCCGCTCCTTGGCGCACTTGGGGCAGAAAGCCTCGTTCAAAAGGGGGATTAAGACAACTTCTTCCGTTTCTTTCAGCAGGTCAAGGCAGTTGTCGCATGCCGGGGCGGAATTGTCCGAGTAGTCTATAAGTTCTTGGAGGGTGATTTTCAAGTAAGCCACGCCTCGCTCGGTTCTGAAAAACAGTGCCATGTCTGCGCCCCTCCTAAGCAGCGTTGATCTTGCGCCATACCGCCGGGGGCATCGTGAGTACCCGGTATCCAATGGCTTCAAGCTCGGTGGAGCGGTCATAGCTGTCCACGTCCTGAGCATGGCGAGTAACAGCGTTTGCAAGCCCGTACAGGCTCAAATCACCGCCGTTTATGAGATAGCCCAGGATATTTTCGCTCTCGTTTTCCGTGATGTTGTATTCTTTGGAAGTGAGTTCTACGACTTGGGGAACCATCTTGCCATCCATGGTGGCCTCGGTTGCGTCCCGCATTTTTGATATGATTTGTTCAAATACCGCCTGCTCGACAGCCGCCTTTACTGTGTCGGCAATCTTCATCATAAAGGCCCGGTCATCAGCTGCTATGGTTTCATCCCGGTAGATACCATATCCATCATCGGCTTCGTTGATCCTCCCAACATGGTACTTACGCACCCTGCTGTCCGCCGCTATCATCCCATTGGAACACACCAGCCGGTACACAAGAGGCGATACGGTCACAGAGCCCATACCCACCTCGCTGTTACTTATAACGATGCCGGACTGCACCACATCCCCCTTGCGGATTTCAGCGGTAAGACGGGGGTTGACCACCTTGAGATACATGCGGCTGTCGGTCAGCTCGCAGCTTTCAACGGTTGCTCCCTGAATATCGCCTATGAGCGGCAGCACGGTCATGGCTACCTCATAGTTGTCGATGCGGCGATAACGCTCCGAAAGGAATGCACGGGCTGTTCCGTCAAGCGTTCTTACCATCCGAGTGGAAGGTGTGCGGCCAAACCAGCCATTCACGTTTTCAGTGAGCAGGCTTGGATACTCGGTGCGCATTTTGTCGTAGTACCTTTGGGGGATGCCCAGATGTTGACCGATCTGCCGGTGGGCAATATTGTTTATGCCGAACTGCTCCGGGACAGGCAGGCCAACATCAAGGGCCATGTGTTCGCCATCATCACCTATCAGGCGCATGGCGTCGGTTCTTACCAGCAGATCGCGCTTGGCGCCGTTCTGCCTTTCGATTTCTGTTGCAAGCTCTTGGAGGGTTTTTCCTGCTTTCATTGGTGCTCCTTTCTTCTCCTAAGGCTATTTGCTACTTCTTTGCCGCTTCTGCTTTGCGACGTTTCCATTCTTGAAAGTGTTCTTCTGCGCCGGGCTGTTGAAAGAACGCCCATGCTCCCTCAAAAATCGCTGCTGCAAGAGGGACGCTCTGACATTTGTCAATCTTTTCGGTGCTTAACTCAAACACAGGCTTGGTGTAGGCGGGGTTGAGAGTTGCCACATAGATCCTCCTTTCTTTCGTACTTCATGTTGTTCTGGTTGGATCTTATTGCCGTATAGTTGATATTTATCAACTTTCTAATGAAAAAAAATACTCGCCAATTGCGTCTGGCTGAATATCAAGCGTTTCGCAGAGCTTTTGAATCTCTGTCTGTTTGAATGCATAGTTGCCATTGAGCTTTTGGCTCAGTTGTCCCTCACTGATTCCGATAATAGGTGCCACCGTTTTTTGAGTAAATCCGAACTCTTTGATTCGCCCCAGTAGTTTACGATAATCCATTTTAGGCATCAACTCATCACCTCCTAACTCAAAATGTTGATATATCTCAACCATTCCAATAATAACAACTCCAGCCCGATTTGTCAACACAAACATTTGAGAAATCTAAACCGTTTGTTTTTCAATGTTGATTTTTCTAAACCGACAGTTTATAATAAAGGCAATATAGAGGTTGAGAGGTACTTGCAATGAGCGGAAGAGTGGAAACATTCGCGGCAAGACTGAAAAGAGCAATAGAGAATCGTGGCATCACTCAAACCGAACTTGCTAAAAGATCCGGAATCAGCAAGTCCAGCATTTCTCGTTATCTTAAAGGTGATTGGGAGGGAAAGCAGGATGCGGTTTACTCGCTTGCCATTGCACTAAATGTTTCCGAAGCATGGCTAATGGGATTTGACGCAAAGATGGAGAGAGAAAGTAGAAGGCCCGGCACCATTTCTGATGACGGGCTCGATGCGGATATTAGCCATCTGCTTGCAAAGCTTCCTCCTGATAAGAGGCAAAATGTGGTTGACTACATTCGCTTCTTAGCAAGCTCAAAATGAAGTCATACACCCTAAGCTTCTGATTGTGTTCCAAAGAGAGATACGCAATGAGTAGCTCACCGGAGATACAGTCTCTTATGTCCATGGTGTTTGGCTCCTTCCGTTGAAAGTTGCTGCCGGCAGGGACTTATATTATATGGCAACTGAGTTGTTTGTGAAGCAAAGTGGTAGATAATATCACTACTCCATATCTCTTGTCGATAGCGATAGCCATAGGAGTTTTTATGAAATATTGTAATGT